CTGGTAACTCAATGACAGAATTGATGCCTGAAAAACTCTTACAACTTTGTACTGAAGCCGAATCTATCCTAACACCTAAAGATGATAGCAGAATTATGTTCCTTGGTACTCCTCAGACCGTCTTTACCGTCTACAGGAAACTCGCAGAACGGAATTATCGCCCTTTCGTGTGGCCAGCACGTTATCCCCGTAAAACCAGTAATTATGAAGGATTACTTGCCCCCCAACTTCAAGAAGACATTGATACAGGAGCAAAACCCTGGGACGTAACAGATGATAGATTTGACCACGAAGACTTAATCGAGCGGGAAGCTGCAATGGGCAGATCTAACTTCCTTCTCCAGTTCATGTTAGACACAAGCCTTAGTGATGCTGAAAAATTCCCACTTAAAATGGCTGACCTTATCGTTACTTCCGTTAACCCTGATAAGTGTCCTGAGTCAATCGTCTGGTGCTCAGACCCCCAAAACGTCATCAAAGACGCTCCTACTGTCGGACTACCTGGAGATTATTTCTACAGTCCAATGCAGCTCCAAGGAGAATGGTTACCTTACGCCGAAACAATCTGCTCAGTTGATCCATCGGGTCGAGGCTCGGATGAGACAACAGCGGCTTATATCTCCCAACGAAATGGTTTTCTGTACTTGCATGAAATGCGAGCTTACAAGGATGGATACTCAGACAACACGTTACTGGACATTCTAAAAGGATGTAAGAAATACAAAGCTTCTACACTTCTTATTGAATCTAACTTCGGTGACGGTATCGTCGGTGAGCTATTTAAAAAACACATCCAAAACCTTTCAATGAACATTGGTATTGAGGAAACCCGTGCAAACGTCAGAAAAGAAGATCGTATCATCGATGCTTTGGAACCTGTCCTTAATCAACATCGGTTGGTTGTTGATCGCTCTGTCATTGATTGGGATTACAAATCAAACCCCGACGAAGCTCCAGAACGACGACTACTCTACATGCTCTTCTATCAAATGAGCCGTATGTGTCGTGAAAAAGGCGCAGTACGACACGATGATAGAATAGACTGCCTAGCACAAGGTGTCAAGTACTTTACTGATGCTTTTGGTATCTCCGCACAAGAAGAAATCAAAGCACGTAAACGTGAAGAATGGAACCAAATGCTAGAATCGTTCCTAGAAGACCCACAACAATCTGCTAATCATATCGTGTTTGGTATGACAGCAGAACAACAACGACAAGCAAGAGGTAAAACCTCTGTCGCTAACTGGGTGTAAGGGGGAGTGTCCCACTATACAGGGGGAGAAGGGTGGACTCCCGCTGTGATTGGGGAGACATCAAACTCTCCCCTTTACTTATGTCCCTGGGAATGGACATCTAACAAATACATTTATAACTTGTATGTTAACTAGCCTGTATCATATACATAAGTTTATCGAAATAATAGTAATATCATGTATATTAAGTCCCGTCAATTGGAATCAATGCGTACGGATTAATCAATGGTTCCCACCCTACATACAAGACCTAAAAGACTTCCAAACTAACCCACCCTATAGTAACGAGAAGAATGCAGTACAGCTACAAAAAGAATACGAACGATTGCAACATAACTTACCATCGGACACGAACGGGTCCAAATTGGTTCCTAGTGTACTACAAAAATAGTGCATGTATTCGATATACACCTAAAGAAGTAGGACGTGTATTTGGTATAGCTAAGTTTACACCTTCTGTTAATGAAATACGTGACTGGTGTTATGAGATGGTCAGTAAATATGGTAGCGATACAGATAAACAAGATGAACAGTATATTAAGTACATAGAAAAGCATGGATTTGGTCCTGAAGTCCATGAAGAACCTAATGACAACACTAAAATGGTAATCTAATGGACTTTCCTATGCCTGATGTCAAGATACTTTCCTGTCTTGTGTGTGGTAAAGATGTTAAAGTAAATGCATCATACCCTATTAAAGAGGTGACTTGTCAAGGTTGTTACGTTACAAGCCGGCAGAAAATTAACAAAAATTTCTGAACCCTATTAAAGACGCCGCTGCTGGCCGCAACCCCCGTGGCACCCCTTCAAATCGCTCCAACAGTAAAAACTGTTGACCCGGTACGGCACCTCGCTCGCCCGATCTAACTACCGCGGGCGGGTTGCACGTCTCGATCTCTCGCGATCTGTCGGCTAGTATCTATGATACTAATAGGTTGACCAATGATTGATAAGAAACGATGATGTCAATTGGTATGACTGGGATCTGATGCTGTGTTGTGACGATTGTTCGATTGGTTAGGCTGAGCTGCTGCTATCATCAGACCAGTTAGTTTGTTTTGATGTTAGAGTATCTCGACTCTCCCTGATAAGGGTGAGGAGAGTCTCGAACTCAACCAACAAACAACTGAATACAGCGGTCACCGCTTCGGCACTGTGCCAACTGACCAGCTGACCACCATCCTCACCAAACCAGCACTGCTTCGATACAGTGCTTTAGCACCTCGACAATTCAAGAGTCAGACAGCGGCGACCTTGCCGAGCGATTCGGGTAACACCTTCGGTGTTGCGAGACATGCTCCGCTGGCTAACATGACTCGCTCACTACCCGCCACGACACGGCCCGCCGTGCTTGAGCCTGCTCGTCTGCAGGACCGTGGCATTGCGTCAACAAGGACGCAACCATTCACTTATTCATTCAATCATTATGTCTCTGTTTGTTCACACTGGTAACATCCGCTCTACCTGCGTCAACATCATGCGTGTATCCCTGCTCAACGGCACGGCTACCGCTCAACTCAAGGACGGAAGCGTCTATCATTACACCAACGTTAGCCGTCGTGCTATCGCCAAGTTCCTGATGGATGATGCACGTAGCTTGGGTAAGTTCTTCAACTTTGTATGTCAAGCAGGACGCACTAAGTGCACTGCCATTGACAACATGTTCAACCCTGCTTGGGCTTGATCTCATCCAGCAAGCATTCCCTTCGGGGTTGCTTTCTTGATGGGTTCACACCTATCATGTTCACCTTACATACATTCACACATGCCTGTGCTTGACCGCACCTACACCCTGCTTGGACACGAGTTCGAGATCGACGAACTCAAGGACATAGCTGATCATGGCATGGCAATAGGTGTCTCCGGTTTCATCTACTACCACGAGAACACTGCCATCTTTGATGAGCATGACGATGAGATTCAAGATTACCTAAGCGATTGGGTACATGATAACATCGGCGGAGATGAGGGTTCATTCTCATACTTTGCCAAGGACGTAGAGGATATCACCCAACTTAAGAACAAGTTGGTGTGGGCTTACATGGAACTCAAGGCTTATGAATGCCTTGTTGATGCTAAGCATCCTGACTTCTACTGATCTTCTCACTAATGCATTCCCGCAAGGGTTGCATTTCTGAGGGTATCATCCCTCTTGTACATTCACACAAGGAGACAACATGCGTTACAACCCACGCACTGACAACGCTATGGACATGGACGAGATCGCTCGCCAGTGTATGGCCGCAGTGATCAAGGCTACCACACCTGAGGACTCACGCTTTACTGCTCGTGGTCCCGGCTCTGTTGGTGAGCCCTGGTGTAAACTCCAACCTTTGTTCTGATATCTATGAGACTTGATGAGTATCTTGTTTGCAACCCTGATACAGGGGAGCGAGAGATTGTCGCTGGTATGTATGAAGCCTGCGATGTAGCCTGGTCAATGGCCAACGAGGACGCAGCAACAAGCTATGTCTTCGTTGAAGATTGTTTTGGCCACACTGTATTAGAGTACACCTAAACGAGTTGATGACAATGACCTTTGCTGTAACACTTGAGCACTTCATGGCTCAAACAATTTCCTTTGTAACTGTTGAAGATTGCAAGGACATGAGTGATTGTATTGATCACATTCATTCAGAGTTTCCTGGTTGGAACATCGAACAAATCAAGGAGGTAAACTGATGAGTATCACTGACTTCATTGCTCAAGCACATCCACTTACTCTCGACTTCATTGAGAATGTAATGATGGAGAAACTACTAGAGGTTGACAAGTATCAAAAGGCAGTGTGCCTTGTCCAAGATCTTAAGGAGGTAACTAATGCTTTGGTCTGAAACTAACATCATCCTCGCCATCATTGGCATGGTAGGATTGTTCTCATCTGCTATCATATGGCAGCGTGCCAACCGTATCACATCTAGGTATTATGCAAGGACGCATCGAACAGTTGATTGAAACATATCAGCTAGACTATAGTAAAGGGTTGTTAACATCAGAACAACTAATGCGACTGGTGTATCGTCTTGATCGCATCAGTGAATCACAGTCACGAAACGCGGAGCCACACCATGACCGAGTATGAGATTACCATGTCTAGTGGGGAGACAGTATATGTACTCGCCGCCGACTTAGAGGATGCCGCATGGCAAGCCTTTCAGTTGTCCAAGGACGCACAAACAACACTCAAGGATGTTATCCCAACCTATGTCAAACAAGAAATACTTTCCTCACAAGTGGGGACTGATTAAGAGCTGCCCAGCCGTCGCCTTTCCAAGCATTGAGTTTGACCACTTCATGGAATGGAAGGTGGGAGGGTGGGAGATTCCAGAACAGATCAGCTGTCTCATCCGTACTGAACACGGGGAGTCAGGTAAGATCAAGGAGTACACCTACAAGAGTACACACTATGCTCAGCGCAAGGTAGCAGAGCTATTAGAAACTGGTGAGTATGACATCACCATTTGCACACACGACACCGTACACTTCATTCCACAGGACGCATTAAATGACGATGACACAGAAGACAGCTGAACGTCTCACAACTGAGCTAGTCAATGAAGTAGAGAATCATCCACACCGTGATGAGATCTTTTCTTTGATGATGGAACAACTTGTGGAGATGGAACTTGATGGTTACAGAGACTGAGATTGAAAAGCAGTGGCAGCTAGAGCGTGATGCACTAGCACAAGGAGCCACCAAGATACGCAAGCAAGAAGACAAAGCACTAGCACGTGAGTATGCTTCCTCGCTTGTAACATCTCAGTCATTTATGAGCAGGTACCTTCCTGCTGTATGTAGTACAATTGAACATACAGTTAATGATCGTATCTGGAACAACGCGGGAGCATACTACGCTGAGATTGCGACATATCTTAAGGACATAGAGCCCTTAGCATGTGCTGGTATTGCGTTAAAGATCACCTTTGACAAGGTGTTCAGCCTGGTGGAGAATGCTAACAAGCTAGTTAAGATACAAGAAAGTATCGGCAAGGCTGTTGAACAAGAGTGCCAGATCAGGTTTTATGAGAAGGCAGCACCTGGCTTGATGAACTATGTAGTCAAGAAGTATTGGCATTCTGCTGCTGGCACACACCAGAGGTTCAAGGATGCACGCATCATGCTTGAACGTAACGGATACCACTGGAACAAGTGGAGTGCCACAACACAGGTAAGGATCGGCAACTGGCTGCTTGATTGCATCCTGAGGCAAGAGCCTAACTTGTTTGAGGTGCGACGTTTCTATCCGAAAGGGCGCCCGGTTAACTACGTGATACCATCAGCGTATTTTGGTGAGGCAAAGCAAGAGCTATTCAATGAGCTGCTTGACCATGCTTTCCTATCCTGGCCTATGCTTATTCCTCCTACTGATTGGAGTGAGGAGACAGCCGGTGGGTACCTATCCAACGAGGTTATGCACATGCATGACATGGTTAGGAGGGGGTGTCCTACTATACAGGGGGAAGCTATTTACAAGTTTCTGAACAAGATTCAGAAGACTTCATTCACCCTGAATAAGTTTGTTGTTGATGTTGCAGAACAACTGGAAAAGAAAGGACGTAGTGTTGGTAAATTTATACCAGCAACAGATTTCCTTGACTTACCAAACAAACCACTCGACATCGATACAAATGAAGAAGCAAAAAAAGACTACAAACGTAGGCGTAGGGATGTAGAGAACCGTAACCGTATACACACACAGAAGTGTGTAAGGACACACATGACAATGGAATGTGTGCGTAGGTTTGTCGTTCATGACAAGTTCTACCTTCCATGGTCGTACGATTATAGAGGTAGATGTTACCCTGTTGCTGCGTTTCTCACACCACAAGATACAGACTTTGGTAAGTCATTACTACGTTTCTATCAAGAAAGTTTTGTAGATGAGACTGCCATTGATTGGTTGAAGTTCCATGTTGCTACACAATTTGGTTTAGACAAGGCGCCAATCAAAGAACGTATCAAATGGACAGAAGACAACGAGGAACTAATTACTAAGATAGCTACTCACCCTATTGAGAATCAACATGAGTGGGAAGTAGCTGATGAACCTTGGCAGTTTCTAGCTGCATGTGAGGAATACTATGCTTGTGTCATTAATTGTAGTCGTCATTACACTGGCTTGCCTATTGCTGTTGATGCGACCTGCTCTGGTTTGCAAATCCTGGCTGGGCTTGCAAGAGATGCATCGACGGCTAAGCTCGTTAATGTCTTACCTAGTGACAAACCACAAGACGCCTACAAGGTAATAGCTGAGGCTAGCAAACCTAACATCCCTGAGTGTCTTCATGATGTGTGGGATAGGAAGTGTACAAAACGTACAGTAATGACTGTACCTTACAATGCAAAACCTTTTAGCAACAGAGGTTACATCAAGGAAGCACTAGCTGAGAAACATGTAGAAGTACACAAGGATGTACTAACCAAGGTTGTGTCTGCTGTAAGGCAAGCTATGGATGAGGTCGTACCTGGTCCTATGGCTGTCATGAAGTGGATAGAATCTACTGTTGCTGAGCTAATCAAAGCAGGTGCAACTGAGATAACTTGGACTACACCATCGGGATTCACAGTCACCCAACGGCTGATGAAACCAGATGTAGAGAAACTACGTTTGAAGTTACTTGGTACTGTAACTAAGGTGCACGTTGCTGTAGGTGATTCCGATGAAGTAGACCTATTGCATCACAAGAACGCGACAGCGCCTAACCTTATCCACTCATTAGATGCAAGCTTACTCCACTTATCTGCGCTCCGCTTCGACGCTCCGCTGGCCCTCATACACGACTCGGTTCTATGCCGCAGTAGTGATATGTCTATTTTGTCAGCAATCGTACGAGAAACTTACATGCACCTTTTTGCGGAGCATGACTACCTAAACGAATGGGCCGAGCAAGTCGGCGCAACTACCAAACCACCGATCATTGGTGACCTTGAACCGTCATCAGTGATTGAATCAACCTATTTTTTCTGTTAATGGCACGAACCACCTTCGTTACTAAAGAGCCAGTAGTCCTTGAAGGCTACCAGGCTGTGCTGAAGCCTTCTAAGTTTGGCTATTCATTATCTGCTATTGTAGATACTGATATGGTCGAGCAGTTGGAAGATGATCGAACTGAAAGCCTCAAGTGGGCTGAATCAAAACTGAAGAACCCAAAGCGTTCCGTTCTCAAGCCTGAGCCATGGGAAGAGGTGTCTGAGGGTAAGTACAAAGTCAAGTTCTCTTGGAATGATGACACCAAACCACCTGTTGTAGATACAGAAGGATCTCCTGTCGTTGATAACGGCACGCCTCTGTACTCTGGCTCAAAGGTCAAGCTTGCTTTTTATCAAAAGCCGTACATCCTCAAGGATAGTGTGACCTATGGCACTTCACTGAAGCTGCAGGGGATTCAAATTGTTACACTTAGTGGATCTGCTGGTGTTGATACTGGCGATCTCTCTGACGATGCTGTTGCTGAGCTGTTTGGTAAAACCCAAGGGTTCAAGGCTGGTGATCCGAACATCACAGTCAAAGAAGAAGCGGAGGTAGAAGACGACTTCTAATGTTCCGATCCAAGCTGGAGGAGAAGGTAGCTGACCTTCTCTCCAATCTTGGTGTGTCGTATGAGTACGAGAGCACGAAGGTTTCATATGTTATTCAGCATAACTACACGCCTGATTTCATTCTCCCGTCAGGTATCTGGCTAGAGACAAAGGGTTACTGGGACAGCAAAGACCGTAAGAAAGTCCTAGCTGTCATCAAACAGAACCCTGACATAGACCTACGCATGGTCTTCCAGGCACCCTATAATACAATCAGCAAAAAATCGAAGACCACATACGCACAATGGTGCGAAAAACATGGGATAAAATACTGCTCCTATGCTAGTATTCCAATCGAATGGCTCACAGAACAGTGAGTTCGTAAGGCATGAACCGTGCCCAAACTGTGGTTCGTCAGATGGCAACTCTGTTTATTCTGACGGCCACACTTTTTGTTTTGTCTGCCACCACTATGTTCATGGTGACGGCACTACTAACCACCACCACACAATGACCACCAATGTTCAGTTACGAGGATCAGCCGGACGGCTGCAGAAGCGAGGAATCTCTGAGCAAACATGCGAGAAGTTCAAGGTCTACCGAGACGGAGAACTACTACGCTTCTATTATTATGACAGCTCTGGTACACTTCTTGGAGCCAAGGTAAAAGGTAAAGACAAGACGTTTACCTGCGAGGGTAAGGTCAACAGTCTGTTTGGTATGCAGCTGTTCAGGCACAAGACTACCAACAAGACAAAGAAGCTCGTCATCACTGAAGGCGAGATGGATTGCCTGTCTGTATGGGAGGCACAACCCAACTGGGATGTGGTCTCAATTCCTAACGGAGCACCAGCAGCAAAGAAAGCAATCCAAAATCATTATGAATGGATCAACCATTACGACAAGATTGTCCTATTCTTTGACAACGATGAGCCCGGCCAGAAGGCCGCGACTGACTGCGCTGGGGTCTTACCCCCTGGCAAGGTTTACATCGGTGCTCTAGAGGACTACAAGGATGCCTCAGAGGCATTACAAGCGGGTGATTCGGAGGCAGTGCGAGCCGTCTGTAACTATGACCATGTGTTGTACAGACCAGACGGCATTGTCGATGGCAAAACTCTGCTAGACTTAGTTACCAAACCTTCCAAACCTTGCGACTATGAATACCCATTTGCGGGACTCCAACGAATCACTCACGGTGTTAGATACGGTGAGCTTGTCACTATTACTGCAGCGACTGGCGCAGGCAAGTCCAGCTTCTGTCGCGAACTTTGCACTCACT